TTTCTGCAGGCGTTTTTTCTTACAATCTAATAGTAGCACAAACCCACCCAGATTCGCCCCCTAACATTTGAATACTCTTTGGCAAGCCAGCGCATTTGGGGTAACAAAAAAAGCAGGAGCTGTTAATTGCCCCTGCCCTTAGAATGAGACGTCCCTGCATTGTAGAAGCGGATTTTTATAACCGCATTCTAGATATTTTAATCTACATTAGTATTTCTTGAACCAAAAAATTATACAAAGATTTAACTGCCTTATTTCCCTGGAAAACTCTATATTCAATAAAAGTGAACAGTAAATGCTCAAAGGTTAGACTGGACCATTTATGGGTACCTAAAACCGCTTTTCACGTTTTTGAAGAAACTTATATAAGTTAGGTTCAGAAGACAAACTCATTTGAAAGTTTGTATTTCCAATCCCTATTTGATGAAGAAATGTAGCCACACGTAATCCAGCATTACCATCAGGTTTGAATACCAAACTCTGTTCCTCATTCTCACGTACAGACTGGAGGATAGACGCTTCTAAAACTGGAATCTTATGTTTAGTATTTGCTATTTCATCCCACGTTTCAAGTTGAGGATACCCTATAACCTTCAGACTATCTTCTGATACATTAAGTTCTGATTTAAGTATATCAGCATAGCTCTGACTTGGGCAACATACGTATGAATAAAGTAGCATCTTCTTTGATAGAATCGGCTCTAAAGAATTAGGTAGGAATACTGAAATCTCACCATTACGTGGAAACGTAACAGGTGTAAATGGTACATCTACATACACCTTTGGCTTCCAACGAGCCATTTCCCACGCCATGACTCTTGCATCTCTAATATAGCGGAACTTCAGGTTGTGGTTAATACAAGCCTCTTTTCCATACTTTGTACTTGTATAAAAAAGATAGTTATCCATCCATTTGTAGACACTTGCCACTGACAAGTAATCATTTTCTCCTTCAATGTGAAAAATAGTTCTCACTGATTCACACCTTTCCTGTGTTAATAGTTTAGGGTAACAACCGGATAAAGTTTGGTTTAGGAGCCCTTTGTTTAATTTAACGAAGTAACTATACCCTACGACACCTAAAAATGAGGGGTTACAAGCGAAAGGACGTTTTGTTTTGAAAGTAACGAAGTAAGTCCAATCTACGACACCCAATAATTACCTAATAAAGAACAGAGGTTACAGGCAAAAAGAGAATCTAGTTTTTTGTCATTTGCGGACTAGTTTACCGCCTATTTCGGGCTTAATGTGAAGTAACTCTTTTTTACGACACTCAGTTCTTAATAAAATGGGGTTACAGTCAATTAGAGATATTTTGTTGCCTAAGATTCACCTAGACGTTCCCATTACATTTAATGAAGTAGCTCTAACCTACGACACCCAATTATTAGAAGGGCTACAAACGATAAGAGTATGTTTCCCATAAGAAGTATCTCTTATCTACGGCACCTAATTCTATTTTCAAAGGTCAATTTTGTTTATTTCTGAAATGGCAGACTCACCATTCTCTATAGAGTCTAACACATCAAATACTTTCTCACTCCAACCAGCTATCAAAAATACATCCTTGTTGTTTGTGTCAAGGAAGCTATTTCCGTAACCAGCAAGGTCGAATATATACAACTTTGCATCAGGGTTTACATCTCTCTTATACATATTCCAATAATCCTTAAGGGTATTCTTAGTAGAATTACCACCCCAGTAATTTTGAGTATCCCATAATTGCATATCCGTGAACATCATTACTTTATCAAACTTAACACCTTGTTGGTGTATATCAGCAATAACCTTCCAACCATTGGTAGCCCATCCTACTAAACGACTCAATTCGTCCAAGTGGTCTGAGTTAGCCAAAATGTTATCTTGTGGCAAGTTCACAACTTTCCAATCGCTTCCAAAAATACCAGTTGCAACACTTTTACACTTAGAACGAGCTAACATACCCAATACAAGACCAATATCGTAGTTCTGAACGGTACTATTACGTGAAATAGGCACACTCATTGAACCACTAACATCAGAAGCAATTAGGTACGTTTCTGTTGCACTAAACCCAGATACATTATCAATGCTTACTGCTATTGCTTTCTCAAGAGCATCAACAATATTTGATACGTGTGGAGATGTTATTCCCTTTATGCTTCTGTATGCAGACAAGAATCTAAATGGAAACTGTCTAGAACGAAGCACTTGATTAGGGTCTGCTAATCTATCGGCTACTATTTCCATGCATTCAACCCCTACATCGTTCTCTATAAAGTTACGTAGGTTTCTCAACATAGCCATATATCCAAGTTTATCAGACTTGATAAGTTCCTCCCACTTTCCTTTGAAAGCGTCTTTACGAGCAATATCATTATCAAAGGCATTTTGACCAAGTTCTGATAGTTCTACTTCCCATGTATAAGGTACCTCTAATGTATCATTTACTATTTTATCAAATAGCAACTGTTGAGTCATACTTTTTGGATGTGGGTGAACAAGAAACAGAACATCCCTAATCTTAATCTCATTATCTCTATTATACTTAGCAAACTGATATTCATCAAAGTTATTAAACGCATTTGCAAGACCCTTTTGAATCTGCTTTGACAAGTTGTTTAACTTCTTTTCATCAGTTCTCTTATTAGCAAGCTGGTAATATGCCAATAGTTCAGTAAGTTCATCAGCGCGTTTTACGACACGCTCAACCGTTTTGCTTACTAGAGAGTCGCCTTTGTGAATTCTGGCAAGTTCAACAGCCAAAACAAGAGGCATTGACCGTAAATACATCTTCTCTCTTGTATAAACTGCTAACTTAGCTACAAACTCAGGAGAGTTCTTCTTAACCAAATTACGAACACGCTCTACTCTGTCACCAGCTGATTCATAAAACTTTGGCTCAAGAGAACTTGTAACTACAGCAGAATACAAATCTACTTGTGGGGTTAACTGATAGGCATCTGCGCCTTCATAGTTAACTGTCTTACTTCCCTTTGGCGCAGGATTAAACTTTGACATTCTGGGCTCCTTTCCCATCCGTTCCGTCTATTCCATCTTATATACCTATTATACCACATATAACGAGGTTTGTCAAGTCTTTTTTACTTCTTTTTTCGATTTTTTTCCAAAAAAACACAATTTTAGCCCAAAACACTCCTTATATGGTTAGAACAAAGCCCTAATTTGCTATTCCAAACTGCACAATCGGCTTCTACACAAACTGGCATTTTATTAAGTTGTTCAGACATAGCCTCTAATAGTTCTTGATTAAGATTTTCATCTTTAGGTGTAACAACAACAATACTGCGCCCTCTAAATGGACATAATTTCTTGTCTTCCATTCCTCTCACATCCAATCTTTCATTTTCCCCTGAATTTTAGTTTGGGATATAGAGTTATTATATGACAAAATATATTATTCCAACCACTAACATACTGGAAGTCGCAAGCATTAACATATATTCCCAGAACATATCATCGCTTCTTCGTATCTGGTCACATATCCACATTACTAAACTCAAAACCCAAAAACAAATAAAACATATAAATATGAATGTTAAAAAGCTATGCATCTTTATCTATCTTCTTTTCCAATGCATCGTCATCGTAGATTGGTCAATACCTTCAAACTTCATCTTACCTTCAGCTATTTCTTTTATCATACTGTAATTTGTTGCAACTTCGTCAAGTTGAGAAATAGCCATCTCAATAGTAACATACACTTTTTCTAATTCCATACGCATTAATCTATTTTTTCTAATTTCTGTTTCTAGTAATAATGCTAAACCTTCTATATCTGTATTTGTACACTCATAAGGTTCTTCAATTGTTACCAATTCACCTTCTATAACTTCCATTTCTTCCTCTAGTAGTTCTTCCTCTTCCATACCGCACCCCCTATTTTGCGTCTCCCCAATATGTACCTACCCCTGCTTTTATTGTTACAGGTATTCTTAATTCCTTTCTAAAAGGATGTTCCATTATTTCTGTAATTTCAGGCAATGCTTCATCAACATTTTCCTTAGGACAAATAAATACTATCTCATCGTGAACTTGAATCTGCATTTTAACATCTAAATCACGTAATTTTGCACTTCCGTAGAGCTTAATCATAGCCCCTTTAATTACATCAGCAGCAGACCCTTGTACTATAGTATTTATCGCTTTTCGTTCAGCTCCCTTACGTTTACTACCATCTGTATCATTAAGCCTTTTTAGGCGTCTCTTTCTTCCTACCAAAGTCCTTACAAAACCTCTGCTTCGTGCAAATATAACTTCTTGGTTGCTCCAAGGCTTTATGTTTTTGTAAATCTCAAAATACTTGTCCATCAATTCTTGAGCATATGGAATATCATCATATTTTCCTATTCTATTAGCCAACCCATAAACTCTCATTCCATACACCAAACCAAAGTTTAGAGCCTTTGCTTCTTGTCTTTGTGTTTTAGTTACCTTTGAAAAAGGCACATCAAACATAATAGATGCTGTACTTTTATGAATATCTTTACCACTCTTGAACGCATTAAGCATATTTTCATCTTCACAGAAATGCGCCATAACCCTAAGTTCTATTTGATTGTAGTCTGCTATTATCAGCTCAAATCTAGGAGGAGCATAAAAAACATTACGTATCTTCAGTTCATCTTCTTCATCCATACGAGGTATGTTTTGTAAGTTAGGATTTTCAGAAGAAAATCTACCAGTTTCTGCACCAAGTTGATTAAATGATGCATATACTATGTCATTACGTATCTTTCTAAACATAGGGTCTATGTAAGTTGTTTTGATTTTATTATAATGACGATACCCTAGTATGTATTCTAATATAGAATTATCAGGATGTTCTCTTTGCAATGCTTTGATTGCTTCTACATTTGTAGATGGAGTTTTCTTACCAAATTCGTCTTCTTCTTTATCAGTAAACACAATAGGTTTCATGCCCATATTCTTGAAAAGAATATCAGACAATTGGTTTGAACTATTTACATTGAACTTAAATCCAGCTTCCTGCTGTATGTCGGTCTTCAAGTTTTGTACTTTATCATCAACTATTACTTTCAGTTCTTTTAGCTTCTTTTCATCAATATATGCTCCATTATTCTCCATTGCTATAACAACAGGTAGCAATTCCATCTCAAGACGCAACGCTCTGTCCAACACTTCTTCCTTTAACATTGGCAAAAACTTCTGTGCTAAGTTTAACGTACACTTAGCGTCCATTCTACAGTATCTTCCTGTAAGTGTAATACTAGAGTTAGCAGGATTCTTATCAGGAGCAACTTCATCTAGCTCTGTCATTCGTATTCCAAGATATCGTTTTGCTAGTATTTTTAACTTGTGCCTACCCTCTTCGTCTAATAACCATGACATTATCATAGTGTCTAGTATTCGAGGAGGAACATCTATACCATACTTCTGTAATACCTTAATATCGAACTTAGCATTGTGAAAAATGAACGTCTTATCTGGAGCCTTAAAAAAGTGTTCTATAGCACCAAATACCGAAGCCACACTCAACTGAGGGTGGTTTATGATATGATTCAAAGGAACATACCAAGACCCAAAATCAAGTGTTGCAAAACCTATTCCTACTATATCCAAGGCTTCTATATCAAGACCTGTTGTTTCTGTATCTACAGCTATAACATCAGCCCGAGTCAGGTAATAAACCATTTTCTCTAGACTATCACAGTCTTGAACAATTCGCCCTTTCCTTTTCCAATCCTCTAACGCCGTAAATAAGTCCATACCACATCCTAAAGATTAACAGCAGTTTTTATTGAGTTCACAGCATCCGTTAATACATCATGTTTCCTTTTTAATTCAGTCAAAGAATCCCTAGCTTCGTTAATCTCCTCACCAAGCATTATTACAGTTTCTCCTATAGCAGATATAATAGTTTGTATCTCTGTAGAGTCAAACACTCCTAAATCAATACTATTAAACATTATTGGATAAATCTTTCTATTGTAAGTTCTCCAGCTACTACTCGTTTTCTTCCTCCAGCGTCACCTTCAGTCTTAGGAATACTTATTTTCTTAAACGGCTTAATGTGTACTACAACACATCCAAGGTCAGACGGAGGATACTCAGCTTTCTCTGCATAACAATCCTGTCCAGCTATGTATGAACGGTAGTAGCAACCAGTGTATCCCAAAACAGGTGTATCTTGGTATAGTATAGGAGTCTTAGAACTTTGAGATATCTTTAGCCGTGTAGTTGTATCTGTTATAATCCTATGTATATGTCCTCTTAATGCTATATCAAAATCAGACCAAGCAAGCATATCACCGATTCTATTAATATGAGAACCTTTTTTTCTACCAGCACCCCAACCATGAGCTGCACTAATTGTGTATGCTGAACTTGGATAACTAGAACTAGTTTTTCCTTTTACTTGGAACCTTAATACAATAAACGAAGTATAACTTAGATATGGAACGTTCAACTCCCTACACAAATCCATAGTTAAATGTCTATAATGTCGTTTTCTGATATTATCCTCATGGTTCCCATCAAGTAAACCTATTATCTTACCCTGTTCAGCTAATGGTTTTAGCTTCTTTCTAACCTCCATAAACTGCGCTCCAGCAATGTCCTCAAGCCTCTCTAAGTAATACTTATCAACTGACCTAGCATCGAAACGAGGGTCTTGTGGCGTTATACACTCTGCATAGTCTCCCATTCCAATAAATAACCCATTAGGGTCTTTTTCAATGGCTTCAAGAGTTCGGTCAAGCATTGACTCAGCACAGTTAGCTGTACCAAGGTGCCAGTCACCACATCCATATAGATTTGCTTGAAATGTAGTATAACCTTTAACAGGAACTTCAACTTTATGTGCAATTACTCGCATAAACAACCTCCTTGTTGTGCTAATATATACCTATATATACTGTCCACACTAATATTAACGTTCTCCTCATCTGTGTGTACCCATACATTTGGCGTTTCAGGGGGTTCATAAACAGCGTCAACCCCTGTAAAATTAGCTATTTCTCCAGCCAGCGCTTTCTTATACATACCCTTAACGTCTCGCTCTATTGCAACATCTATAGGACACTCAACATAAACCTCTACAAACCGTTTTTCGCCTATCATACTGCGTACTTGTTCTCTAACTTCTATATTTGGGGATACGAAAGAGCAGATAACATATATTCCGTGGTCAACAAGCATTTTCGAAAGCCATCCCATCCTTCTTATATGTTTTGCCCTATCTTCAGGAGTAAAACCAACATCTTCTGATAATGGTGTATTACGTATAATATCACCATCCAATTGCTGATAATCTATTCTGTCTTTTTCAAACATCTTCACTAATTCGTTTGATATAGTTGTTTTTCCTGAGCATGGTACTCCAGTTAACCATATAACTAACATTTACCCTCCTTAAACCATATAGTAGTTTCCATTCCACCGCCATTTTCTTTATAAGGTGCTGCCTTATCCTTTCCTTTACCTTGTACTATTATTCTATCCCAGTCAGAAGGTATTAATTTTAATGCGGTATGATACCTTATCCTATTTGTATTATCAACAATAAGCAATCCATTATATTTAATCTTTGGTATTGCATTTATAACACATTCATTTCTATTTCTACCATCAACTAATATGTAATCAAACATATTGTCTGGGAATATGTTAATAAAATCTGCATATGTATCTAAATCTTCTTCTACTGTAAACACTACATTATCTACCCCATATTTTTCTATGCGTTTTTCAGTTTTATCTCCCCATTCAACAGAATGGTCAATAGAAACTAATAAGTAAGTTCTTTCAGCAAACCAAAGCGTAGACCAACCAGAACCATATTCAAAACCAACATGGTTTGAATCTAAGTAATGGTCTATAATCTCTGTTGCCTTATAAGGCAACCACGGTCTTATTTCTTTCATTCTTTAGCCCTACCCCACTGTATATGGTCCCAAACTCTTTCATACACATAAAGCAATATTGTTTTTAATATAAAATCTGCAACAAAAACTCCTGCTGATACAGATATTTTTCTTGTCCATATCAATGCTACAATAAAAGTTGTTGCACTACCTACAATCCTATACAAAAACGCCTTTAGAAAACTTCTCCTTTTTAATGCATGAAACTTCTTCATTACTTACTTTTATTTCGTCCTTGACCTGTTTGTTTAGTAGTTTTACAGCCACCCCGACCTTTATTTTTCCTTACACCTTTTCCAGAGCCATCTCTTTTCGGCGTTCCTTTTTTAGTTGCCATATTCTATACCTCCTTCCATTCTTTTCTAAGAAAGTCTGCGATACCTGGAGCAACGAGTTCCATCCAAGAACTGTCTCCATCACCAATGCGTTTACGTATTTCGGTGGCAGAGATACCTTTAGTGACTTCATCAACGTCCACCATCTCAATTTTATAGCCCACTCCTCGTCCATAGTAAACTCCTTCTATGTCTGGTATGATTACCACCTTACCTGCTATTCCTTCAGTATCTAGCCAGCATCTTACCATCTTAGCTCTAAAAGCAGCATTATACTGGTCAAAAGATGTATCTCTTACTAGAATCAACACTGGACGCTTCTTTTCTTCAAGTTTCTTTTTGATTATAGATATATGCCCTTTATGCAAAGGACACCAACGCCCTATGAAAGCGTAATGAGGCACTTGTGCGTCATACTCTACCATTGTATCTCCTTATCTATTAGTTGTTCTAGTTTCCTATTATGCTTAGCATATACTTTTTCTAATAATTTCCTAGTATCTGAGTTTAGTTTAATGCTAATTTTCTTTCCCTTATTTATGCCTCTTATAGGAGATATATCTATATACTCCACTCTAGGTGAGTATTCTTTAAACCTTTTATTTGTAAAAGAAGAATCTACTTCTAGAAACTCGAATGTATCTTTGAATACTTGTTTAGGATTAGTACATAGTTCCTCAAAAGTTATAAACAAACATTTATTCTTATCATAGTATTCTAGAAATCTTGTAATATGGTTAAAATAGTATCCTTGATAAAGATATGAAAAGTGCAACAAACCATCAGGATTGTGCTTCATTCTAAAACTTTCCCTTCCTATCGCTTCTTCTAAAGATAGATTTTCTCTACCAGCTACCACTTGGTGTTTGTACGAAGAAAATGCTCTATCAACAGGATTCCTAACTATCATTATTAACTTAGCATCAGGTAAAAGCTCATACATACGTTTAGGTACGTTACTATCATAACAGTAATCAGGTGATTTTTCCCCTACTGCTTTCTCCCCATTAAATTCATTAAACTTACTTTTATACCAATCTATACCTAACTCAGAGTACGTTCTTTTTCTAGGAGATGTTATTAACCTATCATTAAAATAATGTATTTCATTTTTTACCATATATATTTCAGGATGAAACGATAGGCGTCCTCTAAATGCAGTTGTTCCAGCTTTTTGGGCTCCTATAATTATAAAATTAGGTAGCATTAAATTTTCTCATATGTATAACCGTACCTCTTCATCCAACCAACCATTTCTGGATATACATCAAAGCATTTACGTAAATATTCTGTGTCTTCCTTAGAACATTTCTTCCAAGAGTCAACCATACTAGCGTCTATGGGGCGCACACCGCGCATAGCATCTATATTGCCTTTATCTATAACACCTTCCATGTGCTTATAACATTCTGTAAAAGGCATTCTAGTTTGTAACCCAAACCTATTTCCTATACGTAACTGAATACTATTAGGGTCAGTAAGTAGGTCTTCGTATTTTACCTGTAATATCTTTATATTTTTATGATAAGCCCAATAATATCTAGATGAATCAACCCATCTTCCAGGACGAACCGTATATAAATCATCTCTACCTATAACAAGACTACTTCTATCTGTTTTTTCTCTAATTTTTCTAGAAATTAAAGCCCCTCTAGGGTCACGTAACATAAATATAACATTCATATCTTTTTCAGGAAGTGCATCATGCAATCTTCTTACTAAACTTGGGCATTTGAACACAGCCCATGAGTATTCTTTAGGAACCTGATTTAAATCTTTATGTTTTAATGGGCTTTTTTCTCCTCGTGTATAATATACATTTTCAAACCCTACAGCACACAAGCTTTGCATTAATGTGTTACCAGACCTACCACAACCTAGTACTAATAGCTTTTTCAAAGTTTACCTCCTTAGGATATGGTCCATCGTATAAAAATAACTTGTGCGGTGACTCTACGCATACCTCATCATATACAACAGTTGGAAGGTCGTGTAAATCGCTTTTCTTAATGCCTATAGAATCTAAATACATCGTAACAGCTTTATCATAATCAAGATTTCCATTTTGAAAAGATGGGTTATCTATTTCAAGTTGGTCTATAAAACGCGATAACCAATTTCTTTTAATCCTACCATAATGATGAAAAATAACAGTTGGACTCATGTATGTAGTACCAACATCAACATTAGCAGGTAATAGTAGCTCTGGATTATCTGAACTTGGATTCCATTTAGTTGGCTCTTTTAGGGATAGCTTATTATGCCTTCTTCCATACCACTTTAACTCATCTATATTTCTATACAAAAGAGCCTGATTTTTAGCGTAACCTGCTACTAAAACAATAGGTATTTCATAACCAAAATTATATAATCTAAAACAACATACATTTGCGTTTGCTATTTCAGCTTCTTTAATAGAATTTATTAATGCATCCTCTGTTATCTCTATCATAACCTCATCACCATCTATACTTAGAATCCAGTCACAAGATGCAAACTGTTTAAGCGTGTTTCTATGATAAGAAAAATCCTGTTTCCAGGGTTCATGTATCATTCTATCTACATAAGGTGCTGCCTTCTTTACAGTACCGTCAACAGAACCAGTATCCATTAAAATAATTTCATCAACTACATTTCGTATGCTTTTCAAGCATGGTTCTATAAAATCTTCTTCATTTTTTACCATAATACAGGCTGATATTGTCATTGATGGAATTCCCCCAACCCTTTTAATATCTTATTTTTAACGTACTCTATATCGTCTATATGTTCATCGTAACGAAAAACAATTAAACAGTATTCTTCTCTATCGCAAATATCTATCTTACGCTTGTCTAACCTCTTCTGGTCTTCCCATCCTTCAGAATCAGTATGAAAGAATGGACTAAACTCATAATGCTGTTTTCCATGCAGTTCTATCCCACATACAAAATCTGGAAGAAATATATCTAAAGATAATCCTTCTCCAATATAATGCTCATCTTGTACTCTAAAGTTAGGGAATGCCTGCTTTACTGTCATCAATAATTTCTTCTGAATCTTCGACTTGTGCTTCTGTACCATTGACAGACACTTCCTCCTTTAACATATTAAATATGTCTTCATCATCCATAAGAAATTGGATAGCGTTGTGTCTACCCTGTGCTATATTCTCACCTTCATATTTGAACCACGCCCCACTTTTTTGTAGCAAGTTGCTTTCTATGGCTGCATCCAAAACCTCAGAATACACATCTATTCCTTTACCAAATACTAAATCAAACTCAGTCTGTTTGTATGGAGCAGCGTGTTTATTCTTAACAACAATGGTTCTAATCCTATTACCTATAACTTCATCCCCATTTTTAATCTTTGAGATAGCCTTAACTTCCAATCGAGCATGAGCATAAAACCTTAATGCTGTTCCTCCAGCCGTAGTTTGTGGATTGCCAAACATGACTCCGATTTTTTGTCGCGTTTGATTCACAAAGATTACTAGACAACCAGACTTATGTACAAACCCTGTTATTCTACGAAGAAACTGTGACATAATACGTGCTTGTCTCGCTACGTGGTCTTTGTCAACATTACCTTCCAGCTCCTCCCTTGGGACAAGAGCAGCAACAGAGTCAACCACAATAAGCCCAACATCTCCAGTTCTTGCCAGCTTATCTACGATAGTAAGAGCTTCTTGGGCATAGGAAGGCTGGGCAATAAGCACATCCTCCATATTAACTCCTAGATTCTTAGCATATTCAGGGTCAAGACCGTGTTCCACATCAACAAACACACACAAATCTCCCCTTTTTTGTGCTTCTGCAACAGCATGGAGAGCCAGCGTAGTCTTTCCAACAGCTGGCGCACCATATACTTCCACTATGCTCCCCATTGGGTAGCCACCTATCCCAAGGGCTCTGTCGAGCCCTATGCTCCCCGTAGAAAGCACGTTATCATATAGGGCTACTTCATCACCCCTTATGACTGTACCCGCTCCAAACTCCTTGTCAAGCGACTTAATCGCTACATCTAATATCTTAGACTCAGTCATCTATCTCCTCCATAATGGATTTAATACAGTTTCTTATAACATTCATAACACTGTCTATCATACGGGCAGAAACCATAGCATCCTTTTCGTTTCGTAAATCTCCAAAAGCTAACGCATCCCTAGCTCTTGCCAAACCAGCTATAGCAAACTTCAGTTGATGAACCCAAAACCTAGGCTTTATATCAGGACCATACTTCATACTGATTTCAGCATTTTCTAATATCTTCTCTACATCTTTTATAACTTCAGGAACATTCTCTGATTCTTGCATCTTATCCTCCATTCTCGGCGAGGCGTCTATAATATGCTAACAAATTAATAAGGTTATCGTTTTTCTTTCCAAAAGAATCCTTAGCCCCACTAAGACGTCCCTTCTTATACTTAGCAGAAACCATCTTTTTTTGCCAGTCTGCCATTGTATCAGGATACTTGTTCAAGATAGCATTCTTAACAGTAGCTTCTGTAGTTGCAGTCTTTCCATACTTTGCGATTAACGTATCTTTCACTTCTTCATATACAGACGCATACCATCTCTCAAATCCATTCTTTATATTTACTTCTATAACAACAGCTAACTCATATAAACCACACCAATGATAAAATACAGATGACGACTCTTGCATCTGCCTAGCAATCACTTCAGGACCACTAGTATCTATCTGAAGTTCCTTTCCTAAATCAGCAGAAACGTGTTGATTTTTTCCCAGCGAAAAGTTTAGTTGCATTAACTGGTCATCCATACCAAACCTCCTTATTCAATAAATGCTGGTTTACTTTTAACATCAATTATAGGTTTAGAAAAGTTGTATGTAGTTATACGGTCAATATCTCTTTTGATGTCATTATCCTTTGCAACTTTATCTAACTTCCTATTACTAACTTCTATAACAGCATCAAACAACCCCAGTGGTTCTAAAATATCTCTAACATCTTCTTTATTCCTAACCTTATACCTCTTAGTATTAGCAGTTACATTGAAATCATCAGTCTCTAGATTTCCGTCTTCATCTACCACTAACACACCCAACGCACTCTTAACCTCATCAATTCGTTTCTCAGTAGCTGTTTTCTGTGTCTTTAACTCTTTGTAGTACCCTACCAATTCATTAGGAGTCATATCAGACAATGCAAATAGTGTAGGGTTCTCCTCTGTTGCCTTCTTAAAAGCATCACAATCGTTTCTTAGTGGGCAATAAGCACAGTATTTATTAATCTTTTGTGGTAATGTTTTTGTATTCTGTACCTTATGAAACAACCCTATAAGATATGCTTCAAGCATTTCTCTTTCTTCTGGAGTTCTTTCATTAAGCCTCCACTTACCATATCGTAAATAATGTATTGTTATTAACAACCGCTTTGGTGGAGGATACTTCTCTGTATCAAAGAATATACCAGTCTCCCACATTCGCCAGAATGCTAAGTCATAAACACACATCTGCATATCATTAGCAAGCTCCCAACGGTCTTTAACATATGATGAAGTTTTGTAATCGCTTATCTCATATACTCCATCACCATGATAGTCTACCCTATCTATAATACCCTTGACAAGACAGTGGGGCTCTGCTTCACCCTCCTCTGTATCCATCAAAAACTCAACTTCTCTTTCAAGAATTTCTGACTCAGATATAGCTTCAGTTAGCTCAAAACTCTTCAACATCTTCTGAGCGTCCTTATACATTTTAAGGTCTAATACACCCATATTATCCATTTCGTCTTCAAATACCTCACTTATGGAAGCATCTGTTTCATAATACTTATCAAGTGTCTTATGTACCAAAGACCCCAACTCTGTGAAAACACTACCCGTATCTAATTTAGACTCTCGAACAGTGATTGCCCTATATGGACACCGAAGCCAATCTTCTACAAAAGATGCACTAAGATAGTCTCTCATTATTACCACCACACCTTAACTACTTCGCGTTCTTCATCTACCTGTACTTGGACAGGAGGAAGCTCCTTGCCCTTTCCCTTCCCCTTTTTATTAAAGAGGGCTATGACCTTATTAAAGAATCTCATAACAGTCTCCTTTCCTATCCTGCACCTACTATTTGTGAAATCATACACTTATATTCACTGTCATTCCTAATAACAATAGGTTTCTGATTACCAATGTAGTCTAAATATATAGTTTCTCCTGCAGTTGTAACAGCATTAGAAAAATACATATTATTTATAGAAATATTAAAGTCCTCATTAGGAGCGTCTGCTATTTCTATAACTTCCGCAATTTGACCGCCTTCCCCTTTTGATGATACGTGCAATAAACCAGCTTCATATCTAAGGTCTACTGCATAGTATTTACCACTAAATAGAATACCTACTCTCTGTAATACAGAGGCAAAATCAAAATCAGTAAGATTTAAGGTAAATTGTGGTGATGTTACTTTACTATACAAATCATTATACTTAATATAATCAGAGTTAAAAGCTCTACAATACAATACTCTATTATCATTCTCTACTTTGAACACTCCATTTGTAGCTCCTACTTTTACATTTTCCAAACCATTAAACTTTTGAACAGACCCTATCGCCTTATAAGGAATAAGCACGCGCTTGAACTTCATATCAATACCTGGCATCTGTATCACTGGCATTACATTTCTATCAGATGCAACTACATCAATCCCATCATCTGTCTGAACTAAACAAATACAGTCAAGTGGGATGTTCAATAACACTTTAGACTTCTTATCTATAGCCCATAATAACGAATCAATTGCATCTAATACATCAACACCATCTATCATAACTTCAGGCTCATCCATAGCCTTATAATCAATAATGTTTTCTACAGTAGATATATCAGCTGTGTAAGAAGATGTTGAAGCCTCTAGAACAGCTCCTTTAAGCTCTAAATTAATAAGCCCAGATGGAAGACGAGACATAATCTTAGCAAACAACTGAGCATCAACATAACAGCTTCCACTATCAGTAACCTCTGCCTTAACGTGTGTGCTAAAACTAGCGTAATCATTACACCCTCTAAATGTTGCTTTATCGTTACCAAAAATTACTTCTAATGACAATGCTGATTCAAGCAAATTAACTTGCGTAAGAAATGTCTTAGTAAACCCACATACGTCTTTTAAGGCTCCATTACTTATCGTTGCTTTCATTTAACTTCCTCCACCTTTTCTATTCCAGTCCCTATTTTATAGATAATCATAACCTTCTTTATGTACGAAGGGCATTTCAAGTTATGTAACTTCTCTATATCTTTAGCATAACTACCATGCTTATCCCTATAACTCTTAACTTGTGCTAATGTTACATCATGCGGCCCAACAGCTATAACATCAAAAGGACCATGAGAACCTGCTGTACGCCACGCTTCGTAACCTAGTTTCTTGAAATACCTAACTATTTGGTACTCAATATTACGCCCTTGCGTATATTGTTTACTCATTACTCCCAGTCAACCAAGTCTTCGAGATTCTCGTCAGGTACGTTATCTTCCTTAGGTACTGCACTTGGCTCTGATTTAGTAGAAGAATCATCATCTACCTCAAATGGACTATCTGCTGGTTTAGATTCTTCTGTGTTAGCGACTGATTTATCTGCTTCATCTCCACCATTGCCGTTACTTTCAAAGTTAACCTCACCACAATTTATGTACCAATTCCTATTCCATTCCCCATCATCGCCCTTCCAGCTTGTTACTGTTAGTTCGCCTCTTACTTTTAACTTTGTACCTTTCTCAAGGTACTTCATAATTTTTTCTCCACGCTCTCCCCATATAACACAAGGAACCCAATTAGTTTTACGACGATTCTTAAATCCTCTATGGTTAGCTAGTGTAAAAAAGCATCTAGCCGTTCCCTTCTCTCCTACATAACTTATCGTCGGGTTCGACCCTACAAAGCCCTCTCCTACCCATACGTTCAAATCCATCTTTATCTCCCTTCCCTAAATCTTCATTTTCATCTATATCACAATCTTCACAATGCTCTCCATCAACCAACCACGCACCACACCGCTCACAGACATATTCTTGTATCTTATGACCCATAATCTATTTTAACTAGATTCTCCTTCATTTCTTCTTCTGTCATTTCAATATGCTCTACTTCTGCAGGGCATACTGGTTTTCCTTCATGCTCTACCTTTTCTTCAAATGAACATAAGGCACAATGAACTGTAGGATTAACAAAATACGAAGGATTATCATCACCCTCCAATGCCCATTCACTTTCATCAAAGTACATTAATTCGCCACAAGGTAACAGAACTTTAACTAGTTTCTTCATCTCCTGAGCCATCATCTACACCCCCCGCGCTGAACTCCTTTAGAGGAACAACTACAAGACTGCATAATTCGTTATCTCTACGTACTATACGTGTAGTTGTACCTGTATTAACTACTTTTACAGTAATTAATTGTTCGGATTCAGGCGGTAAGATGTTAACCCCTTCAGCAAGCACAAGCTCTGCGTTGGTTCCCATAAACTCTTTAGCAAGAGATACGATACCAGCGTGACCAGAGGGTATTACTACTGAAACACCAGACGGTACTACTAAGGTTTTACCCGCTTGAAGCCCCATGTTTGTTCCGGTATCAGCATATAATGTGAATACACCATTATCGTATTCAGGCATTTTAGCCGACTTAGACACTTTCTTAACACTAAAATTTCCCATCCACTACTCCTTTTCCATCATACTAATTTGGTTGTACAGAATCCTCTCCTGAATTTGCTCTATCATCATCACTATAACACAGCGATTGCCCAGTTGCACCGCCTCTATAAGCAGAATGTGTACGTGCTGTGGAAGACATAGCTTGTCCAGCACACCCCTGCATGAAATTCATTGTAACTCCAACAGGAATTCCTAATAAACCTGCTTGACCAAAAGCATCAAAATCTGCTCCCAAGAAGTTAATTTGCCAGTCTTTTTGTTTAACTCTCTCGATAGCTGCCTTCACACTTTCCAAAGTATTCTCACTACTTGCGTTCTCCATACCATCTGTCATAACAACTAGTGTTGTTTTCTTATTGCCCTTTTCCTCAGCTGTTACTATAATTTTCATTAACGAATCAAGTAACGGCGTTAATCCCCTTGGCAACACTTCTTCTTTACCCATATCCTCCCAATCATTAATCGAAACAGCATCTCTCAAAACATCATAACTTTGAGAATCAAATACTGCTAAAGTAACAACATCCTTAGCCTTATCTTTTGCTATCTCTTTTACATAAGAGTTTACAGACGAAACTGATTCTTCCCATTTGCTTGCCATAGAACCAGTCCTGTCTAGCAATATGAATATATCCATTCCAACTTTCTTCTTACCCATTTCCATCTCCTTTCCATTTACTTATTACTTAGTATACCATAAAATGTATCGAATGTCAAGTCTTTTATTACCTTATTGTTTCCCTCCTTCTGTCTTTTAGTTCATCTAATTTACCATCATTCCAACCTTCTATCTTTGAAAAATACCCAACTATACGAGTAATTCCATACGTGTTTGTGCTTTCACAAAAGCTACATTTCTTTTTCAATCCTCTTGTTGTACGATGGCAATCATTACAGACTGTAAATTCGGGACTAAAAGTTAACTGAGTACACTCACTTTTATTATATACCTTCATAAGTAAGTTTGCAATACCTTTAGGAGGCGGCTTATACTCCCCTAGCCATACGTGAATAATACTACCTGCTTCAACCAAAGGATGGAACTTACTTTGCTTAATAATTCTACCTATTAAATCAATCTCTGCTCCCTCAGCAAAGTGACAAGAGTTTGTGTAATACTTTTGATTCTTTCCCTTTATAGTTTTAGCAGATTCATCAGGATAATACTTTTTATCCAGTATAACTAATCTCTCATTTGATGATTCAGCAGGAGTTTCTTCTACTACAATCTTTATCCCTCTTTTTTCGCCTTCCATATTACATAAACCTGAAACATATCCTACTATATCTAATCCCATATCAAATGCTTTATCTGATTCATGTAACTCATTACCAACCATATATTGAACACACTCATTAAGCCCTATAATACCACACAAATAAGTCATTTTATTCTGCTTCAAATACGGCTCTCCATCATGGTCAACTAAGAAAAAGACTAATGGGCTAGCATTTCCTAACAACATAAGTTTCTTTATAAACCTCTTTTTTTGCATATGCGCTTCTGCTACCAACACTACTTGCTCCTTCATAAGTTTTTTTAGAACTTTGTAATCTCCATTAGCTCTATATGCTAATCTAGGTAAGTTTATAGTAACATTTTGTAGTGCTGTAAACCTCATTTTCTCAGGTGTTTTGCTTAACTTCAAATCTTCTTCATCTAACTTAAGGTTTAATCTACAACACTGAGATATTGAAGCATTTTCACCCCTATCAAATATAAAATACAATGTTCCATTATCACTAGTAATTTCACACATTAACTTAAATGCCTCATCCCAACCTGGAGAAACAAATGACTCATCATTTATATGAATCAAAGGTTTTGGGAAAAAGAATGGTTTTCCATCTGCATCACCATCACGATACAAATCTAGTAATGCAGTAAGAAACAAATTAGATTCCTCTTCAAAATCACTATAAGTAACAACACGACTATGGAGGGAGCCAGCACACGTACTACCATATACTTCTTTTAATTCCTCTTTGGACATAGGCTTTGGCTTATCTACATATTGGTATCCGTCCTTCGTAGTTCCATCCATACCAAAAACTTCTAGCATATACTTCCCACCTGGACCAATAGCAGGAGTATCTTGAAACCTTTTAGGTATCCCATAATACAGGTTAAAATCTGTATAAACAACTTGCCCACCTCGAGCTCCAGCAAGCTGATTAAACTCAAATATAAGCATTTGAGCAATCTGTTTTACTTCTTCGTATGTAGCTCCTCTTAAATAAGGTGCAAAAAACATATTTACAGCTTCCCAACCAACTGCTCCAGCATAATTAGACTGTAATACCATAGCCATTTTAACCATATGCCCTACTAAAACAGTAGGATGAACAGCAGGATAAGATGAGCTCGTCATACTTGGAAAGCGCAAACCATATTTCTTTATATACTCTAATGAATGTCCTCCACAATATGGGCGACACACAAAACCTAAGTCGTGAACATGTATATCCCCCCTTACATGAGCATCTGCTATAGTATTATCAAATACCATTCGTAAAGCATATTGCTTCAATACGTTCTCTGCTATCTCAAGATTTATTGCTTCAGGATTAGGTGTTTGATTAGAGTTTTCCCTACTTCTATCAAAAAACATAGCATTCATATCATAAACAGGGATACCAAGTAGTGAATGCATCTCCAATGCCTTAGTATATCCACATTTAATCATCTCACTATCTACCATCTCACGAATATAAACAGTAGATACTTCTTTCAATCCTGAATTATTTATTTTTTCCTCAACTGAATCAACTATCTCAGTAATGGTCGAATCAGCAAGATTTGTTTCCTCTTTAAGAGAGTCTATTATTTTTTGCTTATTCCAGCAAAGTTGTACTTCCTTACTCTGTGTTGTTACTCGTACCGTGTCTATCATATTTTAATCCTCTTATTATAAAGTGTCCAAAAGTCATCTTTCCCCAAATTTCCGATGTCTTTTCCTTTGGGTATTCTCATCCATTCCATCTCTATTAAGTTTTTCATTTTACGCCAGAATTCTTCCATACCATTTCGTCCAGCACCAGTATCATCGTTATCAAACGCTAAAACTACTCTATAAGTATGTTTTAGTAGTATGTCTATCTGTGCATCAGACACGTTACTTCCCATTACAGCCACACATTTAAGAAAGCCGTGTGCAAACGCCCTCCAAACATCAGAGAACCCTTCTACAATCATAATCATATCACACTGACCATCTACTAACAGCTTACCAACATTGTTAAAATTATACAGATAACCACCTTTTGGAAAACCCTTTTGGTGTAAAAACCTATCATCTCCAGCCTTGTCAATTAAAGCCCTACTACTATGCCCTAATAGACGTCCATCAACATCCCTTATAGGTATAATCAACCTATCATTATAGCAACCAAGTTCAAAAAAATCAATTACAGAACTTGGAAAACGTCTTGCCTTCCAGAAGTCAGTACCCTTTATCTTATTACTAGCCGACTTAGCTATTTTGATAAAAGATTCATCCCCATTAGTAGATATAGGAGCCTTCTTTCTACTCTCTATTAACCATCTAATAGTTTCTTCTTCACCCATACGTAAAGTTGAATCAGATGTAACATCTACATTAAACATTTTAGAAAGTTTGTCTACAGCCTGTTTAAATGAAATACCTTCCATTTGCATTACAAAATCTATAATGCTTCCCTTAGCATTACATCCAAAGCAATGAAACACCTTCTTTCTCTTGTTTACAAAAAAGGAAGGAGAAGCGTCACTATGCCAAGGACACAACAACTGCAATTCTTCATCATCATCAATTATATCACCAAGTGGATACATATTGACAACAGATACAACATCAATAGCATCCTTTAAGTCTCTAATACTCATTCCATGTAGCCTCTGATTCTTTACTTACGCCTAGTTCATACATCTGTAACTTAGGTCTTCTAAAGTATAAATCGAATACAGCCCCACTCTCAGCGTTTCTACTTGCCAACACTGATAATGATAGGTTTGTTTTCCCACCACTCTTTTCAATCTCCTCGTGTGTTTTCTTCCTTAATGCTAACAAATGATTAGCAAAATGAAGTATTCGGTCAGACCCTGCTATTTGGTCTGTGCCAACCTCTTCTCCTAAACGCATTCTGTTCATTTGTCCAGCTGTAACTACAGGAATATCCAACTTACCAGCAATCTTATTTTTAAGGTCAGTAGTTAGTTGACCAAGATGCACATATTCCTGGGCAGAGTGTAGATTAGCGCGGTCAGGTAGCTTTATATAGTCAAAGAACAACGCACCTATATTGTAACGTACTTTATATTTCCGTGCATAGGCTAGTATAGTATCAAAATCCCATACTGGCATATAAATATGATATAGTGGAGCATTTTCAAGTAACCTTAGAGCCTTAAAAACTCTTTCCTTTTCATCTTCGTTCTTTGAATAAAGTCCACTAATAATCTTACGTTCTTCAATATCTGCCATCATAGACAATAGCCTAGTGTTTACCTCTGATGTTTCCATTTCTGTATCAAGCATTAGAATTGGAATTTCCTGGTCAATAGCAATGTGTCTTGCCCAGTTTAACAATAAAGATGTTTTACCCGTCTTTGGACGAGCAACAATAACTGTTAGTTGCCCACCACGCAAACCACCAAAAGAAACATCTAACTTAGAAAACCCAGTCCGTATCCCAGGTACCTCAACAGGAAATTTAGCCCTCTCCTCTACAAAAGTCCTAAGCCCATCTGCTATCTGATGAGTAGAGGCTAAAGACTCATTTGATACTCCCAAGTCCACTATACGGTCTTCACAATACGCTACAAGCTCTGCAATACTTCTACTATCATTATTATCAGCAAGTTCAAGCTTCATATCATCAAACTCACTATACAACTGACGTATAACAGACTTCTTCTTTATACTATTAACATTATCATTCATGTTTTTCACTGAATGAGGCGATTCTTTCAACGCTCTTATATATGTAGCAACTGTTTTATCAGGAGATACCCTCTCTATAATCTTACGTACCTCTTTATTTAAACCATTATCAATAGTAGCTTCATCCAGTTCTTTTCCTTCTTCAATTAGTTTTCTACATAAAGAAAAAATATACTTATTAGCATCTAAACTAAAATCCCTTATACTAAGAACTGAACTAACTTCCCAAACCATCTCAGGGTTATTTAAGACACAAGAAAGAACGTACCTCTCATTAGCTGTCGTAAGAAGCTCTACCATTTTCCTCCCTTTCAATCATCTTACCCAACAAGGCTCTTGCATCTTCTATACTACATATTTTGTCATAGTCATCTGTTAATACTTTACCTTCCAAAAACAGAGCATCTAGCATAGCTGTTACACCACCATCAGATAGTTTCTTTGTCCAGTTTTGCTTATTACTCTTTTCCATAGTTAGAACTGATTTCTGTTTAGCTTTGAACATAGAATATGCCCATACATTTGCAGGTTTATGAATTTCGTTCCGTAACTGCCCAAACACAAACAAGGAGATATCATATCCATACTTCTTGATAACTTTACCTATCACAGGACGGTACTCCCTTCCATCTTCTTCATCAAACATCTGTACTATATCATTAACTTGTTCTCTAATAGTTAGAGGACCAAAAGGGTCTAACATAAACTACTCCTTAGGTGTGTCCAACAGAAATCTCTTTAAGATTGACCTTCCTTTTTTAGTTTGAAACATAACTACAGCTCTCTTGTACAAAAAGTCTCGTCTTCGTCTTTCTATTTCCTTACGTGTTTCTTCCTTAAGCCTATCACCTTTTACACGATTACAGGAATGACACGCAGTAGCTACATTATCCAAAGCATCAGTACCTAAATCATCTATAGGAGTAACATGGTCAACTTCAAAATAGTCAACCTCAGACCCACAATATTGGCAATGGTCTTGGTCAATTGCTTTTATTATAATACGCCTATTGGTACGTGACAAAGCATTCCTAGATTTCTTTTTACGAGATGAAACTAACATCTTCTTAGCAGTATTATATACTCTTTCAAGTTCCCACCGTTGCATTAAAACATCGAGTATATCTTTTTGTGTTAGTTCAGCAGTTAAAAGGTCAATATACAAATCAAGGAATCTATTGGTATCAATCAACCTCGCTATCTCCCTTTTCATCAATAGATTTCTTCTTCTCCATCAAATTAGATATGACATTAAACGTTGGTTCAATACCCCATCGCCTTATAAGAGCGTCAAAAACTCTATCCTCACCAACATACTCACATAATAAGTCAATAGTATTTTCTGCAAAATCAGACTTCTCCATTATTTATTATTTCCTTTCAAGGAACTTAATGAAGTCATCTAGTTGTGGAACAGTCATTGCATTATGTGGAACATTGATACCGCATTCCTCAAGAAGCTCTTTCTTTTTCTTAAGGTCTTCCTTTGTTTTAGTAAGACCCATCTCATCAAAAAGCTCTTTAATCTTCTTGAGGCGTTCAGCCTTTTTTGCTAGTACTTCCGCAGCGTTTTGCTCTGAAGGAGACGCTCCATATGTTTTATCTTGGTCAGCAAACTCAACATCTGCATTTAATCCTTTAAGACCCAGTGCCAAGATAGCACATCTTACCCTTGCCCTTTTCATTGCCATTTCAGGAAGATAGTTCTTAACCATATCAACATTATCAGGAGCAGCATTACCGAGTGCCTCATACCCTTTATCGTCAAAACCTATACACTCACAATAAGCTACATACCTATTCGCTCTAGGGGCTATTATACCAAACTTTTTTTGCTGAGCTTTACTAGAGTAGAACATAATATCATCAAATGCTTGTACTGGTCTAGACACTCTAAAAGAATGACACCCCGCTTGAAAAGCAAGGTTCAAACACTCACTTTCTTCTATAGCAGGGGAATCTCGTCCTTCAATGTAATATACTTTATACTTAATCTCCTTACCATCTTTTGTAGCATATGTCCATTCTTCAAATCTTCGCCGATTGCTCCCATAAGCCAACGAAACCACTTCCTTTCCGTTCCAATTAGATGTATTCTAATTATACCACAAGTAGCCGAAGAAGTCAATAGGTTACACCAAAAAACCTTTATCTAATTCGGCTACTCTGTACATCTATGCCAAAATAATGTATGCTTACTAGAACTCAACATTATTCCTTATTAAAAACCTTTTTTACTCCTCTAATCCTATCCCTTACGTACATAGGTGTTATTTCTAACAATCCATGTTTCATATACTCTATAGGCCCATGAATACTCATATATGTATCCACATGAAGCTCATATCTATCTTCAAACTCAATCATATGCAGATGTCCTTCTACCTGTTTATATTGAGAAATTTCATCTTCGTGTTTCTTTCCTTGCAAACGCCCTACCTTAAGAAAAGTGAAACCATTACTATCAGGCATCTTTGGAATAGTATATATATTCTTAGGCATAGCCACTTAGCATTTCACTATCACTTCTTCTAACACTACCATCTTTCCTGTATCCAATTTAATATCTTGGACTTCTGCTATAGCCTTACACCTGTCACAAAGTTTACCTACTGCATTGTCTTTTGCAATATTTACTTCTGTTCCTCTTTGTTCATATACAATGTTATTACAAGCTCTACATACAAATGGTAATAAAACTTCTTCTTCAATTTCTTCTTCTGACACTTAATTCACCTTTCCTTATTCATTTACGCTGACGCAAATCCCAATACGAACTCTATATCTAGTATCCTACTTGCATCTTTTGGTATAAACTCAACATCATACGTGGATGTTACCTCATCATCAAGAGGTGGAATACTCCCTACTTCAAATGTAATAAGTCCTGTAGTCAGGTTTGCTGTGTAATCCACTCCACCGTTTGTTTGGATATTACCATCTACCTTTACGTTGGTAAGAGTCTCGATTGGAAACCACGTTATATTAAACTCATCTTCTACTCCATCTCCTGTACCACAATCATCATCAGTAATAGTATGGTTATCGAATATACCTGCTACTGGCATTACTGCACGAAAAAGAGGATACCTAGAATTTGGAGTTTGACAGTAATAATCATCTCTAAGAAGACCTAACTCCCATATTGTTCCATTGCATTCTGTAGTACTAAGTAGTTCTGTAAATGTAACTGTCCAAGGAGATGCTATTGATGCTGTTGGCCCTGCATACCACTTATTTCCAATTTCAGTTAACACTTCTCTGTCTGTTGCTTTTGTTATGGCTGTATTATTTGACCCAACCTTCCATTGAAAGCCATTGCCGTGAAATCTAGTATATGTATTTGAAAACAACCTCAGGAGCATATTATCTGTAACACCCCCCGCTACCCAATCTACATTAGCACCATAAGCCATTGCTTGTAAAGCACAGTATGTCTTATAATAAATCGTTATCGTAACAGTAGGAGTTTTTTCTATTGTTATAGGATTACCCAAGTCGTCCTTAATCAAAGCTCTTGTTGATATATCTGTAGCCCCTGTTCCTGTAGAAAGTGCGACCTCTCCAAAAAAAGGTCCATTATCGTCTCCAACATCCCATACAGCATACTGTGTATAATACGCTATCCCTGTTGCAATATCCATACTTGTTTCATAACTAACTCCAGTTTTATACACATGCCCTGCTAATTGAGTATTTGCTGGATGAGGAGCGGCGGTGCCCGTTCCCATCTGAATATATGGACCAAACCCTCCAGTAAGGTTACTAGCGTAATACATACCTCTTTGGTAAACTGCACTTGGTATAGCAACACAGCCAACAATCTTAGGCCATGCTTGGTCAAGAATCACATTATATGCCTTATATGTTTTCACTTCCTCAGTCTCCACATTTCGCACCTCTATGGTCGCTTCATTGTGCAAAAACACATTCTGTTCTATCTTTACTTTTTCCATCTTTTCTCCTTTTTCCTCTCCTACATTAAACATCAGTTAAACTAATCACTAAATCTGTAAAAGAAACATTCACATTTTCTTCATCAGGATTTACAAATTTCTGAGTAATATCTGTAACATCTATAACTAAGTCAGTTAAAGAAACATTCACAATTTCTTCATCAGGATTTACAAATTTCTGAGTAATATCTGTAACATCTATAACTAAGTCAGTTAAAGAAACATTCACAATTTCTTCATCAGGATTTACAACTCTCTGGTCTATATCTGTTACATCTATAACTAAATCAGTTAAAGAAATATTCACAGTTTCTTCATCAGGATTTACAAATTTCTGAGTAATATCTGTAACATCTATGGCTAAATCTGTAAAAGAAATATTCACAGATTCAGTGAATATTAAGTTGTGTCTTAATTGCCCAAAAAATGCCCATACATCTCCTACAGGATTAGGCAAGTCTACGCTACCCCATGCTCTTGTTTGCTCATTAAAAACTACAAAGTTTTGCCAATCTATTTGTCTTATTGTAAGATTGGTTCCATCACTATCAAACTCCCAAAGATAAAATTGTTCAGGTATAAATTTGTCAGCTATTGCTAAAGATGGTCCGCCTCTCCATCCTAGCGTTAACTCATCTGTTGCATCATTAGAACACTCTGCATAAGCCAATATATTACTAGACCAATAATCGGGAGACATTAATGTGCCTGTTTCCTGTATGCCTACACTTTCAAATAGTCCTGCAATTACGTACTCACTACCTTCTGTCCTATACGCTTTAGACCTAACTGTAAATATCTTATTAGATGGCAACTTAATATTATATAATAAAGCTCCCTGCTGTATTACATCAAAATCTATAGTACACCGACCTAAATCAAAATCTATAGTTGTACCACCATAGTCTCTTTCATCAGCCCAAGAAGGTTTTGAGTTTAAGTCACTCTGTGCTATTTTTCCACTAGAAGTCTTTTCATAAACCATTATCTATTTCCTAATCACTGTAACTATCTACTGGGTACTCTACTTTAATACCTATTAGGAA